CTCCACCGTCGTCACGCCAGACTGCCCCAGCCTGCCCATGGCGTCATTCACCGACTTGGTAATCGGCGCCATGCGCTCGGCTTCGGTCAGGAAGTTCTCGACGAAATATCCGGTGCCGCTGGTCAGCGACTCCAGGCCGCCGGCAGCTGCGATCAGGCTTTCGCTGAGCGCCACCGCGCCCAGGCCGGTGGTGTTGAACGACTTGCCCAGCACGGCCAGCACGTCGGACACCTGCATGTAGTCGTTGGCAACACGCGCCAAGGTTTCCAGGTAGCCTTCGCCCACTGCTTGATACTGCTCCAGGCCAGCCACGCCGAACGAGGCCATGTCATCGCCCAGTTTGGAAAACGCGGCCTCCAGCGCCTTCTGGATCTCCTCACCCTTCAGGTCTTTCAGCGAGATCTTGCCCAAGTCGACCACGAAGGTCTTCAGCCGAGCATTGAATGCATCGCCACCGATGCCCAGCGCCGTAGCGCTTGACTGGACGGTGTCGCGCAGCCCAAGGATGATCTTGGTGAACTGGTCATTTGCCTCAGGGCCCAGGCCATTCAAGGCAGTGCTGTTCTTATCGCTGGAGAACCAGCCGCCGGACGTCTTCGTGTCCGTGTACTGGCTGGACGAGACGCCCCTCCCCGCAATGCTATCCAGCGTGGCCTTGCTTAACGTCAGGCCCGTATCGAGGGTGGTTGTCTTGCCACCAAAGATGGAGCCCAGTACGCCGCCACCCACTTTGCCCAGGATGCCGCCAATCAGGGGAATTTTCCCCAGTGTGGAATTGAACAGATTCTGCGCAGCGCCATAGGAATCCGGGGCGACACTGCCAGTCACTCCGGCATTGCGCACCAACAGCCCTCCCAGCCCGCCAATACCGGCCACGACCTGACGCAGCGAGCTGGCCATCGATGCCGAATAGGCCAGGCCCAGTCCGCTATTCTTCTCCATAATGGCCAGCGAGTGGGCAATCGATTCCGATTTTGCGGACGAATCGCCCAGCACCGTGCCGGTGCCCGTGGCAGCCTGGCGCTGTTCGGACAGACTGACGCTACCGCCGCCCATTCCGCCCATGAGCTTGGCGCCTATGGCGACCACTGCCGCCAGCGTGGCCGCGCCCGCAGCAAGATTCGCCGGAAACGGCAGCGATGCCAGCGCTTTCACCACCGCCGTAATGCCCCAGGCGCTGGCCTCGGTCGCGGCCAGGCCGGTCGACGCTGCCGAGGTTGTTACCTCGCCGGTCAGCTTGGTGGCATTCAAGGTCAGATTGGCAGCCACCTCGGTCTCCTTGAAGAAGATCTTTTTGACCATCGACTCGACTGCCATGGCCATTTCATAGGCACGGAAGGCTTTTTCGGCGGTCTGCATCACCTTGTAGCCGGTACTATTTTCCTTGAAGAAACCTTTGGCGGCACTGGCCATATCCCCATACGAGCGCACCTGCGCCTGGGCACCCTGCTGCGCGGCCATAGCCTGCGCCCTAGCAATTTTGGTCGGATCGCCTGCGGCATCCTTCATCGAGGTTGCCAGCTGCGCAGCGATAGCAGCCTGGTCGCGCGAAAAACCGCTCAAGGCGGTGGTCATACCACCGATGGCGGAACCTACGGAGCCAAAGCTGGCCGCCATGCCCGACGCTGCGTCCTTGGCCGCGTTGTCGACCGCCGTCAGGATGTCGAGCAACTCCTTCGCCTTGGTCACATCGGTTCCGGCATCGAGCGCCCCCAGAGTGGTGGCCGTGGCGGCCTTTTCCTTTTGCAGGCCAATCATGCGGATCAGGTGATTGACTTCGGCCTCGTCCAAATCCAAGTCCTGCGGGCCGCGCCGCGCCAAGCGCTCTTCCATGCGAGCCAGCGTCAGCGCCTCGATCTGTGCCTTGGTCAGGCCGAATGTGGCGATCGCCTGCTTGTTGGCCTCGATTTCATCGAATGCGGATGCGGCATCCTTGTCACGCTCGTCCTTCAGTTCCTGGACGGCCTTTTTCACGTTCTTACCCGACAGCAGCTGTGCATCCTCAGCAGCGACTTGGGCGATCAACACGCGTGCGCGCTCAATATCTGCCTTATTCAATTTAGTCTTGTCGGCAAGGATGGCGGCGTTGAGCTTGACCGTCATCTTCTGCGCGTCGGTCATGCTTTCGAAGCCCAGTGCCTCGAGCTTGTTGGCCTCCAGCTTCTCCTGGATCGATGCGATCAGCGTCTTGTAAGCGTTTTCTTCCTGCTTCAAGGCCTTGGCCGCATCCTTGTCGGCATACTTCAAATTGATGCGTCCCAGAATGTCGGCGTACTGTTCGGCATTCAGGTTGCGCGATTTCAGGTCGGCGATCTCGGCGGCACGCTGCTCTTCACGGGTGGCGTAGGTCTTTTTCCACTCGTTATAGGCTTCGTTGCCTGTAACCTTCGCTACGTCGGCTGCGCCCTTGGTAGCTTTAGCCTGCTTTTCAAGCAACTCGTTAATCTGCTTGTTCAACTCTATACGCTTGAAAATCACATCATCGTTGCTGATTCCTGCAAACTCACCGGTACGCGCATTGAGGTCGCCCATCCTTTTAGTTGCGGCCTCCAACTGCTTGATGATAGGAAGTTCTTTTTCAGCCTGCTGATTCGTCAGGCCCAAGTTTTTCAACTGCAGAAGGTTTTCCTGTTTATCAATCTGCGCATCAAGGGCCTTGATGATACGAGCGTGGGATTCCTCGAAAGACTCCGCAGCTTGATCACTGGCGACTTTGGCCTTTTTCCCGAAAACCTCCCACGCCAGAGCAGCAGTACCAAGTAGCAGAATGATGGCCCCGATCGGACCGCCCAAAAGACCAATCGCTTTGGATGCGACACCGGCAGCTGTAATGCCTGCAGCAGTTACGCCATTTAACGCAGCTTGAGCGGCAACCTGAGCAGCTGTCGCAGCTGTAAGTTGCCCAATAGCCGCCACCTTGGCGCGGTCAAGTGCTGCTGACTCTGTCAGGTATGCCGCGCGCAACGTTTCTGCGACGGCAAGTTCAGCGGTGGCCAAGCGCAACGTGCGCAGTGCGAAACTCAATGCGCCAGCAGCACTTGCGGCAGCAATTGCTGCTTGGGCGGCAACCATGTCAGCATTGGCCGAGCGAAGCCTGACAAGTGTAGCCTCATGAGTAACGGCAAGACCGGCGATTGCCGCCTGCGACTGAGCCACAAGAGACGTAGTTCTTGCCATTTCTGCTTCAGCTTGTGCCACTGTTGCTGCACGCAGGGCAATGCTCGCCGAAACCTGCTGATACGTTTTAGTCACCCATGTTGCCAACCACGTACCGATCTGGTACGCCGTCAAGGTCTTGAGGATGATGACCAGTCCGCCCAAATTCTCAGACAGCAGCCGAATAGCGCCAGTAATAAGCGCCACAGTGCCGTTGGCCTGTGCCTGTATGCCAAAAAATTCCAACATTTCATTCTTGAGCACTGTAAATGCGCCAGCGATCGTCTGGATGTTTTTACTTTCCTCACGCAGCGACTCCAGTGCCTTCGGCAGCACCGTGGCCATGATATTGGAGGTGATCTGCCCCTCCCCCGCCATTGCCTTGAGCGCACCCACTGGCAGGCCCATGCCGTCGGCTAGCGCTTTCATCAGCCGCGGCGCGGCCTCGTTTACGGCGTTGAATTCCTCCCCACGCAGCGTGCCGGACGCGAAGGCCTGCGACAGTTGCAGCTGGGCCGAGGCCGACTCGGTCGCCGTGGCGCCGCTCACGCGCAGCGCCAGGTTGACGGTCTCGGTGATGTCGGCCACCTGCTTCTGCGTCGTCCCGAGTTCCCGCGTGCCATTGGCAATTCGGGCGTACAGCACCCCCGTGCTGGCCAGGTCCTGCTGCGACGTCCTCGCAATACGCTTGACGGCGTCATAGGACGCCGCATAGTCGGCCGCTGACGTCGACGCCAGGCGCAGCTGCGCCGTGAACTTGGCGTATTCATCGGCCATTTTGATGATTTCGGCCAGACCGGCGCCAATGCCGATGCCGGCCAGCGCCGTCTTCATGGCATTGGCGGCCGCATTGATCTTGTCCTGGGTTTCCGTGACAGTACGACGCGCCTGCGTCATATCGGCCTGCAGCCGGGCAATATCTGCCCGCAGGCGAATTTCAAGATCACCGACGACCATCGCGTATCCAATACAAAAGCCACCTCATGGGCGGCAGACGAAAAAAAGACCGCCACGTGGACGGTCTATGCAAGAAACAACTCAAGGGCGCGTGCTGCTGCGCGGTCATGGCTGACGCGAACGGCAACAGATCCACTCCAAGGCGGCCGGCAGTCGCGCTGCGTGGCGCGGTGCGATTCGGCCAGGTAGTCGACAGACAGGCGCCGAAGTAGGCGTGCCTCCCAGGGCGCAAGCTCAAACCCGCGCGCGGCCTGCCAGGAGGCCATCTCGGAAAACGTCACCGGTCCGGCGCCCATGCCAGCCGCCACGGTCGGGCCCAGCTCGTACAGATAGGCAATCAGGTACTCGCCCTCGTCGAATGGCGGCATTTCAATCTCGCCGCCATCGCGCTCAATGCGCTCGCGGCGAGACAGCTTGACGGCATCGGCGGGCACGCCGTTCTTTGCCTCTGGCACAGCGCCGAGCCAGGCACTGTGCCGTACGAAGAGGCTTAGTTCGTCGCCGAGGCCTTCGTAAAATTTGCCCAGTCATTCAGGTAGGCATTGACCTGGCTGGCGATGAAGCCAATGGTGGTGTCCAGGTAGACGGCCTTGTACAGCGCTTCGCCGGCCAGCAAGTCATAACCGATGTTCTCGAACGAATGCGTGAGCTGGGTCAGCGTATCGGCGCTTTCCTGCGCCTTGTCGTCGGCCGACTGATCTTCCTTGCCTTTTTTCTTCAGGCGGGTGAACAGCTTGTTGTTGTTGGCCGCCTGTACCTTGGCGTATTTCTTGGAGCCGGGACCGTACAGCGTGATGCGCATCGGCTTATTGGTGTCGGGCTTGCCATCGGCGCCATCGGCGTACATCAGCTCATCGTTGGCATCCTTCAGGTGCAGGACGGCGGTTTCTTCTACTGCGAATTTACGGATATCGGTCATGGTGTTTCCTTTCGAGGGAGATAAAAATGCCCGTATCAGGCCCGCCCGCCCCTCGAAGGGCGAAGCGGGCCTGGTCGGTGCTGGGGTGGCCTGAGGCCGTAGGGATTGCCGCTTACGCGGTGAGGGTATCGGTCTGGCGCAGCAGGGTGAAGGCGCCTTTGACCGTATCGTTGCTGGTGCCCAGGTTTTCGATGAATTTGGAAACCTGCGCCGTGAAGTAGCGCACGCCGCCGCCCTGCTTTTCCACCTTGAATGCGGGGACGGTGTAGTTGTTGGCGGCAGCTTCGATGATGATCTGGCCGGCATCGTCTTCGACCCAGGCGCATTCCATTTCAGCGTTTGGCAACTTGTAGCTACCCTTTTTCTCGCGGTCGTGCGCACTGCCGACCGTCGCCAGCGTGGAAGTGCTGTATTCGCGGCCTTTTACACCGCCCACGCTGGTAATGTCGCCGACCTCGACCCAGGTGAGCGCCGCGAATGCGGCCACCGTATTGTCTGCCGGACGGGTCGCGCAAACAAACAGCTTGGTGCCGGCGACTGTCTCAAAATCATTGGGGAATGCCATGTTGGTACCTTTCAATAAAAAAGCCCGCACGCAGATTGCGGTACGGGCGGGCTGGAAAACCTGTTGAAATTGCTAATTTGCTTCGACAAAGACCACTTTGAAGTCGCGCGACTGCTGATAAACGCCGGCCTCGTCGTCGGTCATATCGGGGCCGACCACATCGCGCATCACGCTACGCACGGCAACTCCGGCCACGGCACCGGTATGCGCGCCCGGGCCCAGCCGGGCCGCCTGCAGCACGGCCTTCTGTTCCGGGTAGGCGCTGGCGTGCACGGTAACCTGGACGCGCGCGGTGACCTGCACGGCGCGCTGGCCCCGAGACACGGTGGGCAACTCGACCCGGCTGATCTCCGTCAGTCCGATGGCCGGCAGCGGCATGCCCTGCGGCACGGTACCGGCCACGATGCGGGCCACCGGTACAAGGCCCAGCACCGGCGCATGCGCGGCCAGCAGCGCGCGAATCACTTTGATGGCGCTCATTTCTTGGCCCGGGCCTTGCGGAAGGGCGCAGCCTGCGCCTGGTCGCTGCCGGTGGCGGCGTCGATGACTTCGACGGCCTCGGCGCGCCGGATGTAGGCAGCAGCACGGCGCTGGCCGCGCGCGGCGTCGGTCATGGTGTATTCGGTACCGGCCTGCAGCTCGATCACGGTCACGCCGTCAATCGAGCCGGGCATGGTTTTGAGCATCTTGATTTTCATGGTGGTCCTAATCGGTTTCGGCCGCCGGCACATTGATGCCCTCGGCAGTCAGGCGCTTGCGGATCTGCGCGCCCACGGCAGCGATGGCGGCGTCGGGCTTGGTGTCGAACGCCGGCCGCATGTATGGGCGCGGCTTGGCGCCCGGGTGGTCCACCACCATGGCGCGGGTCTGGCCAATGACCAGGGCGCCCTTCTTCTTCGGCACGATCTTGTGCGGCTTGGTGCCGAACTCGACCATGTGGCCGTACCAAGCGCGCTTGTTGCCAACGCGCACGGATGCCGTCACCTTGCCGCCCTTGGCCTTGGTCACCACGCGCACGCTGCGGCGCAGCTCGCCACTGTCGACCGGGATGTTTTCCCGCACCTCGGCCTTGAACACGTTGGCGCCCTGGCGCAGCGCCGAGCGCATGATGTTGCGCTCGATCTTGGCCGGCAAGGATTTGAGGAAGTCGTCCAGCGCCTTGCCGCCGGTGATGTTGCGGTCATCTGCCATTATTGCCCCTGGGTTGAATACTGCTCGATAGTCATTTCCAGCCATTCCCGGCGGCCAATCTCGGCCGGTCCACCGACGATCTGGAAAACCACGTCGGTTTCGCCATGCAGTGTGATGCGCATGGCGGAGGTGATGCCGCGTAGATAACGTATGCGCAGGCGCGCCGGGCGCGTGGCCACGGCCAGACCGTCCTGCACTGTTTCCGACTTGCTGGGCAAGGCGTCCTGCACCTGGGCCGGCACGCGCGTGGCGAACGACGCCCAACCGCCAGGCTGCGGCCCATACTCACCCTCGACCATGCCCGGGCGCTCAATCGTGATGCGACGGTCCAGCTGGCCGGCGCGCATCAGACGCCATTCCCGATGCGGTGCGGTCGCAGCAGTTCGCGCGAGCCCAGCGGCAGCCGCGCCACCGACACGGCCAGCACGCTGTCCTCGCGGTTCTCGTACAGGTCGCCGAAGATCTTCAGCATGCCGAGCTTGATATCGTCCTCGATTACCATCGGAAACTCGCCCGCGGTACCGGCCGTGATGGCCGCATCCATGGAGACAACGTCGGCGAACACCTGGCGGTTCAGGTAGACCAGCGCGGCGCGCTCAGCGGCCGACAGGATCAGATCGATCACGGCGTCCTCATCGTTGCCAACGATGCGCTGGTAGCCCTTGGCCAGTTCAGGTGTCAGGAACATGGATTACTTGTCCTTTTTCTTCGGCTCGACCAGCTTAGGCACTTCGAGCACTTCCAGGCTCAGCGCCGCGTCGACCAGCTCGGGCGGGCATTCCTCGCCCGGCTGGAACGTCTCGGGATAGATTTCGCCGTCGCGCACGCCTTTGAACTCTTTGATAAATTTCATGGTTTTTCCTAAAAAAAAAGCAACCCGAAGGTTGCATTGTTGGTCTGCCGGCTCTATTTCACTTAGGCTGCAGCAATCCGCATGAATTTCATGCATTCGGGATTTTCCAAGCCGCCGCCCACTCGTTTGGTTGTATAAAACGACACGAATGGCTTGCTGCTATATGGGTCCCGCAGCACGCGGACGCCGACGCGATCCAGAATTTTGTATGCGCGCTTGAAATCGCCGAAAGCAATTGCCAGTGCGTTTGCCGCGACGTCCGGCATATCCGCAATGTCAGCAATCGCATAGCCGCCCAGCGTGGATGGCTGGCCGGCCTGCAGCGACGGCTGCCACAGGTAGTTATTATCCGAATCCTTCAGCTTGCGGATCTTCAGCATGGTGTTGCGGTTCATCGAGAACTTTGCGTTTCCGGTAAATTCCTGCGGAAGAGCGTACACCAGGTCGAGGATCGCGTCGGCAGCAATGCCATTGGCTGCGCCCGAGCTGGTTACAGCGATGCCGCCCAACGGGTGCAAGTTGGCGCCGCCCGCAGCGTAGGTCAACAAGCCGCGGGGCTTCTTCGTGCCATCGCCCGACACGAAAGCGCGACCTTCCTGATAAGCGAATTCAACGTCGACTTCGCCAGCCAGCCAAGCTTCAATGTTGATCTCGCTGTCGTCCAGCATCTGCTGGGTGGCCGAAGGATTCGCGTAGATCTCGCCCCAGCTGTACGCCTGCTGCGCCAGCTTCGGCGTCCCGGTTTCCGGGCGCTCGTCGGTCTCGCCGACCCAGCCAGATGTGGCTCCACGAAGGTTAACCAGCTTCTTGTAACCATCGCCGCCGACCTTTTGCACGGAGCACAAGGCACGCATCGGCGAGACAATGATCAGCTTGTCAGTGATCGTGCGATCCCATTCAACCGGTGAGGTGTAGCCGCCGTCCTCGGCGGCGCCCTTGCTCAGAGCGGCTTGAACGTCGCCTTTGCGCATGTGTGCCTGGAAGGCGTCGCTGTATTCCTTGTCCTTCAACTGGTTACCGCCGCCATTCATGGCAGCGGCAACCATGCGCTCATTGGCTGCGTCGACCGACGCCTGCAACTTGGCGATTTCTGCGTTGATGTTGTCGACTTTCAACGCCTGCAGGGCATCAGCGTTGCCCTTCTTAACGTCTTCCAGTTGCTTGGTGTGCTCTTCCTTGAAGGCGTGAAATGCCTTGTTCAGATCGGTGATCAGGGCATTCACGTCGCCATCAGCACGCACGGCGACGATGCCGCGCGGGATGGGTTGGCTGACCTGGCCGGCGTGCGCCGCCAGGGCGCTGGCGATCATCGCCGTAGCGATGCTGGTCATCTTTACTTTTTTCATTGTTTGCCTTTCAAATTGTTGATCAGGGTTTGCAGTGACGCTGCCACTTCTTTGGTGCCAGCGCTCGGCGTGGCGTTTTTTCCAGCAGCGCCCGGCGTGCCAGAAAACAGGGACTTGATGGCTTCGCGGCGCACCGAACGGGAATGTCCCGCCCGGGCCATGGCCGCTTCCACCATCGCAAGGTATTTCGTATCGGCGCTGGCTTCGGGATCGTGGCCCAACTGCTCGCGCGCCAGGATGCCGCTGGCGAAGCCTTGTTCGACGGCTTGGGCTGCGCCCAACCAGCTTTCCTTGTCCATCATGGCGGCAGCTTCCGCCGCGCTCAGCCCGGACCGGGCCGCGTAGACCGAGGCCATGGCCGCATCGAACGGCGCCAACTGCTCGGATGCCTTGATCATGTCGTGGCGATTGCCGATCGCCATGGCCCAGGCGTTGTGGATCATCAGGAAGGCGCCGTCGCCCATCAGGATCTCGTCGCCGGCCATGGCGATCACGGACGCTGCCGAGGCAGCGATGCCCATCACCTTGACGGTGACCTTGGCCTTGTGCTCGCGCAGCAGGTTGTAGATAGCCACGCCTTGGAAGAAGTCGCCGCCGGGCGAGTTGACGTTGACCGTCACGTCTCGCGCGCCGATATTGCGCAGCGCGGCCGAAATGCGCTTGGTGGTCACGCCCTCGCTGTCATACGACTCGCCGATGCGGTCGTAGATGGAAATGGTGGCGGCGCCGTCGTCGGCCGCGGCGCGGATACCCGGCTCCCAGCGTTCAAGCGCATCAGGGCGCATATCGAACTGGATGTTGCCCAGGCCCTGGGCGGCGTTGATCTCAGGCAGTTTTAACAGGGTCATTGGGTGTCTTCGCTTGGTTGGCGGGCGCGCGCAGCTCGTCTGCGCCCTTGTCATTGAAACGGGGAAAGTCTTGCAGCTCGCGCACTTCGTTTTGTGTCATCCATGGCGCGTGGCCGCCACTGCCCAGTGCCTTGGTGAAGAATTCAGCCTGGTCCTTCAGGGTGCCGCGCAGCAGCGCGCGCTCGTTGAATTTGGCGCGCAGCTTCTTGTTATCGTCCTTCGACAGCAGCGTGCGCTCGATGCCCTGCTCCCATATGGTGAACCAGTGCTGCAGCGAGAACTGGATGAACAGGATGGCCAGCTGCTCGATGCCGCTACCCCAGGACGTGTCGTCCATCATCAGCAGCGGGCGCGGCACGCCCATGGCGCGGGCAACTTCCTCGATCTGGTGATTGCGGTTTTCAAGGTGCTGGGAATCGGCGGCCGTGTTGGCAAACTGTTCTGCCTTCAAGCCCTCTTCGAGGATCATCCATTTGCCGGCATTCTCGGCGCCGGTTTTGTCGTTGATCGAGTCTTGCAGGCGGCCAAAGGCCTTGTCGGTAAGTGCGCCAGCCGCCGACAGTGCGCCGCCGGCCATCACGCCGTTCTTGAACAGCCGCGCGGCAGCCTTCTGGGCCTGCTGCGCGATGCCGAGGGCTTCATGCGCCAGGCGCACGCGCGACAGGCCCGTCACGCCATCTTCGGACAGGTCGCGCAGGTGGAATACCTCTTCCGCCGGAATCGGGACCTGGCGTCCATCCTTGCGGGTGTACGTATAGACCATGTTCCAGCTGTCATCCAACTCTGCCTTGACGCGGCCCGGACACATAGGGATCAGGCGCAGCACCTGGCCTCGCGACCAGATCACGCGCGCGTAGGCATTGCCGTGCATCATCACGCGCAGCTGCATCAGCGCCTTGAATTCGTAGGCTGTCTGCCAGCTGTTCGGCTTGGCCTTCAAAATGTCGTACAGCGGGTGCTCGGTGGCATAGCGTTTCTCGTCGCCGCGCTCGACAAGGTTGAGCGGCAGCATGCCGATCGATTCCGAGATCAGCGTCACGCAGCGCAGCAGGGCCATGTTCTGCAGCGCCTTCGAGGCGTTGACGTAAGCGCCCGAGGCGGTTTCGCCACCCGTGCGCATGAAGGCCAGCAGGTCGGGGTCATCCAGGCCGGCAAACAGGTGCCCGGTCGACGCCTGGATACTCGGCGCCACCGGCGCTGCTGCGGCCGGCGCTGGGACTTCGTTCACATCGCTTGGGCGTGACTGTGCCTCCGGCGCTGCAGCGGGCCGGAAGAAATCTAAAAAGCTCATGGGTTATACAGTCCTTATACCGCGCGATTCGTACACCGATCCACCTTGCGCCGGCGGATTCAGTTCCATCAGGGAGACGGCGTCGAAGGTCGCCATCAGCGGGTCAATCTTGGCGGAGCCGCTCGCCTGCTTGGTAATTAAAATGGCATTGCCTCGCGGCTCGACCTTGGCATTGCCCACGCACCAGGCCATCATCGGCTGGCCGCCGTGTTCGATCACGCCCTCGGCCAGCTTGCGCTCGGTGGTCTTGATCGCACCGCCGAGGCGCCAGCCCTGTGAGATGGCAACGATCTTTTCCTGCGGCACGCCGGCTTCGACCATTGCATCGAGGATGGCGCCAATGCCGGCCGAGTCCGCTCCCACCTTGTCGAGCAGTCCGGATTGCTCCACTTGCAGCACGGCAGCCGCTACCTGCTCGACGTCCTCGCCGATACGCTCGACCAGTACCAGGTCGCCCTGCTTGGCGAAGTCTTCAAAGCGGGCGGCTTCGATTTTTCGCCGCTCCATCACCGAAGGGTGCGCCCATGCTCGGGTCCACAGCAGCCAGCGGCGCGTCTCGCGCTCGCGGCCGATCACCGCCAGGCCCAGCAAGTCGTCCAGGCCACCGCCATCGATGCCGACGGTGGCCACCTCGCTGCGTGCCAGCAAGTCTTCCAAGGTCAACGCCGGGCGCAGGCCTTGCTGCTCCCAAAAGTCGGCGCCAGGCCAGCGGTTCGACATCAGCGCCAGGCCGATCTGCACATTCAAGTGCTTGGCCAGGAAACCGCGGAACTCCACTTCGCCCTTTTCCTGCGCCTGGCGGAAGCCTCGCTCGATGAATTCCTCGTCAACCGATGTGCCCATGTTCGGGTTCGTTACATAGGCGTTCGCCACCTCCCGATGCGCGCCGGCCTTGAGCATGTGCTCCGGGAACTCGTACAGAACCGGGTAAAACGCCGGGTCGTGAATCCGTCCATCGCGCACACCGCGCGCATACAGCAGCCGCGACAGGAACGCGCCGGCCGGCGGATCGTCCGACTGCGTCGTGGCGAAAATCACGAAGCCCTCGGGCCGCGAGGCCAGGCCGCCAGTAGCTTCCAGCAGCATGGCGTCCGCGCGCGGGTTCTTACCGAACAGCCATAGCTCGTCGACAAACACGCCGATGGCCTTCTTGCCCGACACCGTCTCGCCGTCGGCCGCCACCACCTTGAGCGTGGCGTTGGTCGTCAGGTGCGTGATGGTGCGGATATGGTCCTGCACCTTCAGCAGCACGGCCAGTTCGTCGTCGGCGCGGATCATGGCCGCCATCGGCTTGTAGCTGTTGTCGGCCACTTCTTTCGTTGGCGCAAGGACGATGTACTCACCCTCCAGCCGCCAGTTCAGCAGCAGCGCCGTGATCATGATGCCGGCGGCGATGGTCGACTTGCCATTTTTCTTGCTGATCAGGAGCATGAACTCCTTGATCAGCCGGCGCCCGGTCTCGGCGTTGTAGGCGCCGAAGATGGCGGCTACAAAGTCCAGCACCCACTCGCGCACCACGTCGCCCATGCGCGGGCTGCCCGGCGCGTCGACCATGCGCAGCTCTTTGAAAATTGCCAGCGCCGCCTCGGCCTGGTCAGGATAGAGTGGCGGGCATGGCGTCAGCGGCAGGCCTGCAACAATGCGAGCTTCCCAGTCGTGGCATGCCGTAGTCCACTCCGGATACGGCGTCATTTACTGCCGCCAGACACCAGGCGTGGCGGCGGTGGCGGCGCACCGAAGCGGCCACCGGCGGCCTTCTGCGCGGCGTCTAGCTTTTCCTCTTTCTTGCCGATCTCGCCGGGCTTCTTGTGCACGAAAGGCATCAGCGCCTTTGCGGCATCGATGCGCAGCTTCTCGCCCAGTTCGATATCGTTCATCGCCGCCATCAAGAATGTTTTCGGGTCCGTATGCTGCAGCGCGCGGTTTAGATCGAACGTTGGGCGCGCCGGCGGAGCAGCTGGCGGCAGGGCCGCCGACGCACCAGGGACGATGTTGGCACGCGCCGCCTTCAGGTACTCGGCCACGGCCGGGTGTTTAACAAGACGCGAGCCGGCCGCCGATGCCGTCGCCGGACTGTACCCGGCCACGATCGCCGCATCCTTATTGGTGCGGCCGGCCAAAACGGCATCGGCGAACGCACGCTTTTTGCCTGTTAAAGCCATTAACAAAATCCTCAGTGAGGGAAAAATTCTGCGCGTGGGAGAGGACGCGGTCTAGGTCGGCGAGGGGTCGGGAACTTTTCGCCCCCCTCCCCTAATTACCGCCATGCAATGTTTCTTTTAATGCACGTTGTTATTATGCAATGATGCTGGAGTTTCTTTCTTGAAACATTTCACGATATTGCTTCGATGCCATCTATTCGCCTCGACGATGGCCCGCCTCTTCGCGCTGCTTGTCTGCGCTGTGATGGGTGCCGCATAGCGACTGCCAGTTGGCCTTATTCCAGAACAGCACCTGGTCGCCACGGTGCGGCTCGATGTGATCGACCACGGATGCCATGGGAGCAGCGACGCCCAGCTCAGCACAGTGCAAGATGGCCGTGCTGGGCGCCATATTGCGAACAACAGCATAGGCCGGGTCGCGCAGGCAGTACACGCACAGCGGGTGGCTGCGCAAATAACCGGCGCGCGCTTTCTGCCAGGCGTAGCCGTAGCCGCGCTTGGTGCTGCTCGATTGGTCGGTGCGCCATGAGCCTGGCTGCATCACTGGCGCGCGGCTCATGGCCTGCTGCTGCAAGCGCGGCTTGAGTGCCTGCAGGCGTGCCATCAAGGATTCTGCAGCAGGGAAAGTGGCACCGCTTGGGCCGCACACAAAGCGTCCCACTCGCGCACCGCCTGGACAAATGCACCATCGGTGGCGGCAAATTGGGGCACGCCTGCGGTGTCAGACGCGCGGCCAGCGTGCTGGATCACCGCACGCGTTCGTGTCGATATAGCCGGCACCAAGGCGGCCGTCGCACTGGCAGACAACCCGGTCATGCCGTAGCCGTTGGCGCGCAGGATCTGCTTGGCGCGCTCGGCATCAATGACGTGGCTAACGATCAGGTCGAGTGTCTCGCCATCGGGCTCGGCCACTGCGCGGATGATCATGTCTCGGTAGTGGCGCGGGTTCATCGAACACCTCAAATAAAAAGGCCGCTGACGCACGATTGCGTTCAGCGGCTAAAGCCCAGGGAAAGGCGGACATCTGGAATGCAAAAAGCCCGCAACATGGCGGGCTTTTCTAATGTGGCTAGCTGCATGACGCAGTTATCACGTGTATATAAAAATGGACTATACCGGACACGTTTGTCCGGCGCAAGCTCTTTGGCTAGTTTTTATTACTAATCGTTCCCAGGCAGAATCCGACAACTTCTATCAGTCGCCCTCGCCATAACACTCCACCGCTCGTTGGTATATTGCCACCCGATTGATGAACAAACTTAGCATTTTTCAGGTGAATGTACGCAACATTTTCTGACGAATCTAGATCTGCATCGCCCTTGGCATCGACCTTAACGAATTTCGCCCCCAGATTCCGATAGGATTCCCGAACGGCATCGGCCGTTAAATCAGTTACTCCCGTGGACTTGATGAGTAATTCTGCATATTCCCTAAAGTACACGTCACCAGCAATAACATTGCCGGAGACGAGCATTCCTCCAGTTTGCAACGTAATCCCTACTTCCAAGCCATTCGCACAGTTAACGATTGCTACGAGATTTTGCAGTACAAAGTCGGGCTGGTTAAAGCTTCTCGTTATCGACTCTTCACCCACAACATCTTCTTGATCCGACATTTCTAGCTCCCTTGGTAATGTGATTTTTAATAATACATTACTAATGCTGCCTCCAGATAAATTCCCGCAGCGCTACTACGCATTTACGAACTTATTCCTAATTTCCTATCCGCCTCCCGTTGGGCATGCGCATCCAATTCCTTAAGCGCTTTATGAATCCTTGCTTTCTGATCGTACGCAGTTGCTTTAGCCACGTTTAGGTCTTTTGCCGCCGCAGTGATAGATATACCACGCTCGAAGAACGAACGAATAATGGCAGCCCGCATGTTCCTAATGGTAAGCCCCGTGCATGTGCTCAATGCCCACTCAGTCAATGTAGCAATAGCATCTCGATACTGCTCCGTCATCTTATCCTTATTTTGGCAACAAGGGCATTCCTCATATCGAGGAGCATACCGGGCAGTAATGCAGGCCTGCTCAAGCTCGCTCATCTGGCGCAATCGAGTCAAAATAAAGCCCGACTGTGCGGCACCATCGAGAGACACGAGGCCTTTTCCTGTGCCAGATCCTCCTCCCTTCATGAGCTTGGACATCGGCGACAGCGCATACTGCTGAGACGAATAATTGAATGCGAACATTAGCGCATCGTGTGTATTGTTGAATAACTCTTGCATTTCGATCCCTTTGCTTTCGCTCGTCTGGCAGTACTGAATTTGATAACAACCGATGATTCACAATAATCATGAAAGTGAGGAAACATGCGGCGTTGCGGGGTGGTCTTCGCCACTTTCCCGCCAGCGCTTTTGCTCAATTCCTCTTAATCGCCGTGGCCGCCGCTTGCGCCACCATGTGCAGCTTTGCGTTGAACCAGCGGCGAATGCAGTACGACCGCGCCACACTGATAACTGTGTAGATCAGGCCCAGCAGCAGGTTATCGCGCGCGGTGATGTGAAAGCCAAACAGCGGAAAGATCAGCATGTTGGCGGTGAAGTTGATGGCGAAGCCGATCACCACGTTGATAATGGCCTCGATCAGCGAGCCGAGCCGGGTCTGGTTCATGGCTGCAGTTCCTTTGCCGGGCGGTCGTCACCCTCTTGATAATTGGTCGCATAGAGCGTAAGCATGCGCAGATTGCACATGGCATGCGCCAGGTGAGGCAGGCCCGATTCGGCGTCGCACTCCTCGCCAGCCTGCCATGCTGCCATGTGACGCATCAGGCACGCGAACGGGATCGACCAGGCCATGCCCTTCGTCCAGTTCCAGGCCGCGTACTTTTCCTTGCCATAGGCCCACACGCGCGCCTCATCGGCCATGGTGGTCAGCGGGATCAGTGAATAATCCGGCTTGCCGTAGTTGAAGCGGGCGCCACTCCCCTTTGCTTGGCTGGTCACGTCGCCAATTCCTTGGGCGGCTGCCATCATGCGGCCGCCTTGCTGGCGACGGCCCAGCAGATTTGAACGGCATAGTTCGATCTGACTCGTACAACCTTGCCAATCTTTTCCATGCGCTTGAGTTGGCGTAGCAGCCAAGCCGTCTCGATAAACTGCCCGCCAACAGGCGTCAAACAATTTGCCAGGTGATAGGTCATCATGTTGGTGCGCTTCGCCAATTCGGCCAGGATTTCGTCATCGGTAGCCTTTTTCATTCTGCTTGCTCCATAAAAGTGATTTCACTGGGCTGGCGCGGTGTCGCGTCGCCCATCAGGTAAATAATTGTCGAGATCCCGCCGCCCTGCACCTGGGGATACATGCTGTGCAGGTGGTGCTGCTTGCCGGCGAACAGCACGGGCTGGCAGGTGTAGAGCGCACGCAGCAAAGCGCGATCGCGCTTGTACGCTGCCTCGGCCGGGGTTTCAGGCGCCGGTGCTGGGCTGCGGCGGCTCATGGCGCCACCCGCTTGAATTCGACCACCCACACCCAAGGGTTGGCCGCCCAGCTGCCAGCGCCGTTGATGGATTCCCACAGCGACGCGAATGCCTCTACAGCAGAAGCTCCGACCGGCGACACGTGCCGGCCGTCGGTACCATCAATGAAATGGCAACCTGACCGGTCGATAGCCACACCCTCGGCGAGAGCATCCGCCTGGCTGCAGTCATTCAGCCGCTCGACGCGCACCGACACGATCTCTAGCTGGATGCGGCTGGCCCAGCGCGGCATGTGGATGCTTGGGCGCCAGCGGCAAACCAGGTTGTCGTCGGCATCTTGGAATTCCGGTGCGCCACCACCGTCAGCTGCATACACGCAGAATTCGGGCGTCTCAAACTTGGTTGAGTCACTCCTATACTCGTCCATGCGCTCGCCATCGAACAGTGGGCCTTGGAACGTCTCACGCACCCAGATGCGATCACCAGGTTGGCCGTACGGTGCGAGCGTCGCGAACTGGCGGCGAACTCCCTCTTCGGCCATGTAGTCTTCACGGAATGGCTGCGGCTTCACAATCCGCCGTGTCTGCGTCTTTCTGCCGTCGAGCAGCGCGCGCACCATCGGCGCGCTGAACAACATCGGGCACTCTTTCACTGCCGGCTTGCCGGTTTTCTCTTCCAATTTATTCTCCTGGGGTTGGATCGTTTGGCGTCGAATCGGCGCCAGAATTGCCATCAACTGATGACTGATGATAATCATCAACATGTGTATCCATGCGGGTTTGCGAGGTGGCGCTCGCCACTTTCTCGCCACGCCCGAAACCGATTTTCTCGGCAATATCGTTCTGCGCCTGCGCCGCTGTCTCCCGGTTTTTCTCCAGGTAGGCCATGGTGGTCATCGGCGACTTGTGGCGCATCACGGCCTGGATCGTCTGGATCGGCACGCCCTGCTCCGACAGCATGGTGGCGAACGTGCCGCGCAGCCTGTGCGGGGTGATCCCCTTGATCTTGCAGGCGAGGTTGGCGGACTTCATGGCCTTGCGCGCGAATCCGGGCGGGTGCTGCTGGGCGCCGCCGCGCTTGCCGGCAATAAGACCCTCCACCTGGCGGTGCGGCACCAGCTGCTCGACCAGCCAGGCAGGAACAGGCACGGGCTCGGCCTCGCGGCCCTTGGTGACGCCGGGCGTGTAGGTGGCGCGCTGCCAGTCCAGCCATTCCCAGCGCGCGCCGGCCGCCTCGGACTCGCGCAGGCCCAGGCCGAACATCAGGCGGATGGCCGTGGCCACCGACGGGTCGACGCGTGTCACCTGGTCGACCGCAGCAAACCACTCCGCCACCGCGGCGATCGGCAGGATCGAGCGTGGGCGCTTCTGCACCTTGAGCATGCGCACTTGCCATGGGATCGAGCGGATGATCTCGCGCTTCACGGCCCAGTTGGCTATCAGCTTGAGCACGCGCAGCCAGTGGTTCGCGCTGGCTGGCTTGTGGTCGAGCAGGTGCTGGTTGCGCGCCAGCTCGACGTGGCTGGTGGTGATCTGGTTCAGCGGCAGGTCGCCCAGGTCGTAGAAGTGCAGCCGGGCGGTGGTCTCGACGCTGCGCTGGTGCGCGGCGCTGCTGATCGGACCGTTCACCTCCAGCCATTCCTGCGCCATCGCTGCCAGCGTCGGCACCACCTTGCCGCCGTTGGTCAGGGTCAATGCCTCGTCGTACGCGCGCTGCGCCACCACGTTGGCCTTCGCCTTGCTGCTCTCGCGGGTGCTGCGCTGCACGCGCGCGCCAGCGATCTGGAATCGGTAGTGGTAATTCTTGGCCTTGCCGGCGCGGAACAGGTGAAAATTCATTCGTATCTTTCAAATAATGCCAAGGGCGGTCTTGGCGTTGGTGATCTGCATGGCGTGCAGCGACTGATCGCCTTTCGCCAGGCGCGCCATGATCTTTCGCGCCCACGTTTTGTGATCGAAATGCGTTGCCCGCGCCGACTTGGTGACGCCGCTGGCCTCCAGCTCGGCCAGCATGCGGGCCGCATCCTCGCGGGAGAGACTGCCCTTGCCCGGCGCTGGCAGCGCTGGCGCCGGTGCCGGAATCTCGGCCCATTCGCCGCGTGCCAACTGCGCGCTCAGCGTGGCCGCCCAGCGATCCTTGACCTGGCCGTACGAATGCATCATCAGGTCGCGAGAAAGCAGCATCGCCGACCAGTAGATCGCTGGGTGCGACCAGACGCCCCACTCGCCCTTGTGGCGCGCTTCGATGCCGACGATGGCCTCGTGGTACGCCGGTACCGGGTCGGCAAACGGCTTGCATGCCTGGATGAATTCGGCGCAGCTCGGCGGCTTCTGGTAGCGCAGACGGCAGGCCTTCAGGCCGACGGCAACGTCCTTGGGGCTGATGCCCTCGTCCTCGAAGGCCTCGACCCATGATTCGGCCCAGTTCCGCAGCGCGACTTCGCTGGCGAAATTGGATGCCCACCAGTGCGGGTATGCACCGTCCAGACGGTTGTACAGGTGTTCGATCATCGACACCTTGAGGGTCGGATGCACCTCGAACCAGCGCGAGTCTGGCGCCGTGCTGGACTGGCCGAGAAAACAATTTTGGCTGCCAACTGCAGCAAGTGCGCTCATGTCGGGCTCCCAGGTTGCGGCCGGCCACGATTGACGAATGCGGTCGGGTCAAATTTCGCCGGGCGCCCTGCTGCCGCACCGTGCGGCGCGCGCTCGTTGCGCACCCAGTTGCGCCAGGTGGCCGGCCAATCCGCCTTGCGGCCCTTGACGCCGGGCTGGGCGATCCAATAGTCACGGAAGCGCTGCTCGGTCTGCGCCGGAATCAGCTCCGGACGCTCGGTTTTGCAAAACTCGATATCCTCGGCCGATGCAGCCCAGTCAGCAGGCAACCGCGTCGCGGTGGCGTTCGCCTCTGCTCTTGACTTTGCTTTTGTAGTTATCTTCTCTTCTGTATCTGTATCTTTATCTGTATCTGGGCGTTTTTGTGCGTTCGGTTGCGTTTGGTTTTGTTCTCCTTCCGCTTTCAGGCGTTCTTTTTCGGCTTTTTGACGCTCGCGATACTCTTTTCCGCGTTCGGCCGAGCCGTCTTCACGCAACGGCTGACGTTTTTCCCATCCAGCAAGCCGTTCACCATTCAATACACGCCCCTGCATGGCGCTGAGAATTGCTGTCACGTTTTCCTCTTCAAGGTCGAGTGCGGTTGCCACGTCCTCACAAACGAACGAATGCGTTTGCCCGCGTTCGTCTGCGTTCGATGCGCACACCATCAGGTGTACATACACCGCCATCACATCACCGATGCGCTGCCTCGAAACGCGCGCGATGGTGCGCCACTTCGGATCGTTCGGCATATCGGCCCATAACCGGCACCAGGGATTAGCCATCTCGCTTTCCCATCAGGTAGTTACTCAAATTCATCTCCAACCTTCCATCCAGCCGTGATGGGGTCGGGGCGTGACCGGCGGGCTGGAATCGCCTGGTCGCAGCTGCGCAGCCGCTGCCCCGTTTGAAACGTGTTCCGGCGCGAAGGCCGGGAAATGGGCGGGTAGTTCCTGCCGCGTGTTAAATTGTCAATTCCACTCAACAATTTACGAAAAGGAACTACCCATGAGTAATCCGATCATTGAAATAAAATCGGTGCTTGAAGAAACAGCAGTCCTTAGCGACGAAATGATTTCCAATCTGACTGGAATCAACATGTTTCTGAGGGCGCTATCTGTCGAATTACGTCGCACCCATCCGGAGTTGTTAGCCTCAATCGAAGCGAATATCGAGGCGAATATTGTTGAAGCGGATGAATCTCCGAGAAAGATTTCGGGGAAAAAATATGCGCTCTCCATCGCTCGCTCTGAATAATTAACCTTCCCGCCTGAGCTCGCTGACCTCCCGACAAAGAGCGGTAGTCTGCCTATCGATCCGTTGGACGGCCCGCTCGCCAAGAATGCCGCACAGTTCGGCCGACATGAGCAGTTGCTGCAACTGGTCGCGGGCGGTGAGTAGATCAGTCTTCAACTGCTCGACCTTAGCCATCGCCGCATCGATCGAGCTGCTGTCGACCTCGACCGACAAACTGACGACCATGGTCGACGTGGCGCTCGCCGGCGCCAGTTCGTCGAGCACGTCCGACGGATAGGGAAAGCGCTTCAGCTTGCCCATGAGCCGGCGGCAGGCTTCTTTCACCTGCTCGTCGCTGTATGGTTCGAGCTGGTCGGACCAGGTCTTTACCAGCGCCAGGTAATCCTCGCGGCCATCAATACGGCCAGGCATTGGAAAGACCCTGGCGAAATGCTGCAAAATTTCATCCATCAACGGAGTAGTAATTGCCATGACACATCCTTTAAAAAAAGTTTCAGTTACTGACCTTCAAACTGCCCTCGCAGAGACCTTGCAAAAACTGACTGGCTCCCAGTGCGAGGTCAACATCGAAGACATCGACTTCAAGTGGACTTCAGCAGCCCCATTCACAACGCCTGCGGGTATTTCCATGACCATTCAATTCACGAAGGACTACGGTCAGACCGGTAAGATCGACCCGGATACACCGTTCTAATCAGGCCTTTTCCTTCGCCCCGCGCCCCCGATGCAGCACCCGCTGCAGCACGTTCTTGGTGCAGGAAAAGGCGCGGCGCGCGCCGGTGAGGATGCGCACGATGCGCGCCTTCTTCTCAGCCGCGCGTGCCGCCTTGCGCAGCGCGATCTCGTAGTTAGCCGGGGTGGGCGCCGCAATGACGTTGGCCAGCGAGGCCAACGCGTCAGCGTCGGCGCTGGCCAGGTCGCAGATATCGCCCAGGGCCAGGCCCGCCTCGTCGCTCGACTCGATGGCCCGGACGAACAGGCCGAAACGGCGCAGCATGTCGTTCAGGCAGTGCACGCGCGCGTCATCTGGCATGCCGGCGAGAATGGAGAAAACGAAGTTCGCCGGCAAAAAATTGGTGTCTTTGGTCTCGTCGTCGAGCCAACGCAGCACGCGGTCGCTGTTGTTCTTCATGCGCTGGAACTCGTCCGTGTGCGCATCGAAGCGGATACCGGTCACGGCCGGGCCGCCGGCGTGCGCATGCGCCGCGACGATCATGTCGATGGCGCTCGCGCTCGACAGCCCAGCGGCCCGGCGCCAGTCGGCCACGTGCTCGCGCAAGATGCCGATCAGGGTTTTGTGCGACTCGTTACGCATGCTTTTTCCCGTGAGGTAATTTATGCTGGGTGAATGAACAAAATTGCGAAACTAAAAATCGAATTTCCCCATCCTGTCGAACTTCTGGGCGATGTGGTGAAATCAAGATGCACGCGCCCCAAACACATCAGGCCGCAAATCTTCCCTGCGGACCTTCCCCTCAGTCAGAACCTCAATATCCCTGCAGTGCTTGATTGGTATCCGCCGCCCAGGGAGCTTCCACTGGCTAACAGCCCCTTTCGTTATGCCAAGGTGATCGGCCAGTGCCTGCATTGATCCGGTGATCGATATCGCCAATTCGAGCGCTTCTTCGGAAGTCATTTTTTTTAGCCAGTAGATGAGATTGCCAAAGTATAGTAATTCTATACGTTAAGGTCAAGCGAAACTATACCAATTTTGTTTAGATAACCTATACGATATTGAAATGGAACTTAAAGACGTAATTGCCAATTGGATAAGATCTGCGCGGTCATCTGCCGGCATGTCTGGCGCTGACTTAGGCGCACAACTTTCACTAGCCTTAGGAGGCGTACGAGGACACAGCAAAGCAAATATCTCGCACTGGGAAACTGGCAAGCACAGCCCGAACCTTCAGCAGCTGCTTGCAATATCAAAAATAACGGGAATGGATCTTCCAGAAGAAATCCGTGGCCAACTGATCACAAAGAGCATGCCGTCACCGCTGGCAAGTGAAAATGCCTTTGATAGCAATGTAGTGCCTGCCAAGCTCGGGGCACGTGCCATTCCCGTAATTTCAGCCATTCAGGCTGGTGCAATGAGGGAAATTACAGTGCCCTACTCTGTAGGGGATGGTTATGCCACTATATTTGTAGATGGTGACTACTCACAGTGGGCGTTCGGATTAGAAATCGAGGGGAATTCGATGCTTCCGGACTTTCAGCCAGGCGATATAGTTATTATCGAGCCTGACTGGGAGCCTCGGCCGGGGGAATGCGTGGCGGCCAAAAATGGCAAAGAAGAAGCTACGTTTAAGAAATACCGTCAGCGTGGAAGCAATGCGGAAGGAAACGACATCTTTGAACTCGTTCCCCTTAACGAGGATTACCCGACTATGCGTAGTGACGAGGTCCCGTTGACCATTATTGGGGTAATGGCTGAGCATCGGCGCAAGACGCGAAGAAAGTAGTTCAGTATGGAAGGCGATGCACTGCCATCGAAACTTAAATTTCAATCACGCCCGTCGCCGCACGATGAGCTCAACTAAGCGCAACAGGACAAGAAGCGATGTCAACAGACGATACGGGCGCCCGAGGCATTACACTTAACTCCATTGATCGCCAGTCAATACGTGAACTAGTCAGGCAAGATGCTGAACGCATGGTAGAGGTTGCTCGCGCCGGCGGCAATGTTTACCAAACATCACTTGATCGTCAAGATGAGATAAGCAACTTTGCGGCCAAGCTAAACGATGCCGATCAGCAAAAATTCTATACCATCTATGCCGAGGAACTACGAGCATCAACAAACACGCAGACCGATCAACTAACTGCAATTCATGCAAAGAGCCATGATGACCTTGTGAAGAATATTAACAGCTCAAGCCAAGTAAGCACCTGGATCTCACTCATTGTCCTTTTCATAATTCTAAGCTCGGTGATTACTATGTACAGAAGTTAGCCCCGTCATGGGGAGGCATAGCAAGTCTCTTCTTGAGGCACTACTACCATGCCCGCATTTCGCGGGCTATTTTTTGTGCGCAACATCAAAATTGGCCGAATCTAAAAAATAGTATAGTTTTTCTTTACATCAAAAGTATAGACAGTCTATACTTACATCCATCGACGCACCACCTCAACCGATGGAGAGAAAATGTCACACGCCGCCAGCAGCACGCCAGAACCCAGCGCCACCGTCAAAATCCCCTACCTCACCTGCGCTGAATGCAACGCAATCATCCAGGCCAACGCCAATGATCGACCAGGCGTCGCGTCAGCTTCCGCAATTGACCTGATCGCCGACAACCTGCTCGACGCCGAACTGTGGCCCGAGGACAGCGAGCTCGTCGCCGAGATCCGCGCCATGTTCATGCACAACTGGGGCATGGATCAGGCCCAGGCCGACGCGCGCATGTCCCGCTTCAACTTCAAGGCCGCCCTCGCCGCATTGGAAGGCGGTGCAGCATGAAATTCAAGTTCAACATCTACCTGATCATCGCCGTGGCCATCATCGGCGCCATCACCGGCAGCCTGGCCATGAGCCTGGGCGAAATCGAGCCAGCGGCCAGCGCAGCCATCATCCTCTTGTCCGTGTTGGTGCTGGGCTGGGGCGCCGGCAGCGTGTCGTCGCAGGCCGAGATCGACCGCCTGACCAGCATCGAGACCGGCCGCCGCATCCAGGCCAGCTGCCTGATCACCACCCGCAACCGGCTGGAGCGCGAGATCGCGCAGCTGCTGGACGTGAAAGGTGGTGTGCTGTGATGACCATCGGCCGCATCAATCGCGCTGGCAATATCAATTTTGGCGATGCCTCCCTGAGCATCTGGGAAGAAGGCATTCGCGCCGCTGGCAACTACCAGGCGGAGAAAGCCTGGAATCGCCAGTTCAAGCGCGAGGTCTTCGCTCGCATCGTGCAGACCCTGCACCGGATCGGCTGGACCGTGGGGCCCTGGGACAAGGCCGATCAGTACAAGGCGATCGCGCTCGGTCATCGCACTTGCAGCAAGGGCGACCTCAAGGGCGAGCTCGACGTGTCCGGCCGCTGCATCAAATTCGAGATGTGGCAGGACGTCACGCTGTCCGAGAATAGCAACGGTGGCCGCTATGATTTCAGCAAGGAAGCTCGCATGCCCTATCTACTGCGCATCGAAATGGAGCGTACACGCCGCCGCATCCGCGACTACCTGCTCAATGTGCTGACCGACTACGAGTTCAAGCCATCGAGCCCGAAGTTGGGCATCAACGGAGCCACGGCAATCGAGGTTGCTGCGCACGCCCGCAGTACAAGCTGCCACTACGTCAAGGCACTTGATCGGGCCAATATCAGCAACAAGGAGCAAGGATTCTCGGCCGATGGCGTGGCACTGGAGAACGGCAGTAAGGTCTTTGCATTCGATCGCGCCGGTCGCGTGATTTGCGGTACCGCCTTCTATAGCCTCAACGGCAACTGGCAAATCGTCACCGGCCGCTACGGCCTGACGTATGCATGGCACACGGAAGTCTACGCCGAATGCCCGGGCGACCCGCGCGTGAAGCGAAACAGCGATCAGCGCCGCCGCCGGCTGGAAGGTGAACTGGCGAAGGCGATCAAGGCAATGAACTTTGAGCGGGCGGCCGTGCTGCGAGACATCCTGTTCCCAGGTAAGCCCGCCCTGTTCGCAATCTGGAACGCGCAGCACAGCCTGTATCACCGCGCCGGCACACGGGGCTACACAAGCGACCTTTCGGAGGCCGGCAAATTTACTGCCGACGAAGTGCGTGGCTGGGACTGCGCGCCCAACAAAGTGATCCAGATCGTCAGTGATGAAAAGGCTGCGGCATGATGTACGACCTCGCCCGCGTCGAACGCCAGCACCTTGCCAACAATAAGGGGCCGGTGTTTTCGTTGATCCGCAAGCGCTGCGCCTGCGGCAAGGCCAGCACTGCCAAGCAGCTCACCCAGCATGGTAAATGCGCCGCCTGCTCGCTGGCGGCCGTCCGCGCCACGATCATGCCTGGCGACTTCGCCAAGCTGCAGCACATGCTGGGCGCCGTGCAGCAATATCCGAAATGCAAGTGGGGCTGGCGCAACTATTTTGCCGCCGGCAGCGGCCAGCAGCATGAGGCGATGCAGCGCCTGGTGGCCGCCGGCCTTGCTACGGCAGGCCGCGCATGCGGCGACATGACCTATTTCTACGCCACGCGCATGGGCTGCAAGGCTGCTGGCCTCGATGCTGCTGGCATCAAGCGCGCGATGGGGACTGACGATGAACCAAGCTGACATTTTCTCTGCCGGCGCCCAGCGCCTGCAAATGACCGATTCCATCGATCTGACGATCCAATCGCTGCTGGCCTACGGCGCCACGCATGAGCACTGGGGCATCGCCTGGTCGGGCGGCAAGGATTCCAGCGCCACGCTGACGCTGATCACATACCTGCTCGACACCGGCAAGATCGCGCGCCCGAAATCGCTGACCGTGTTCTACGCCGACACCCGCCAAGAGCTGCCGCCGCTGGCCATCGCGGCGCGCCAGATCATGGACGAGCTGGAAGAGCGCGGCATTCGCGTCGAAGTGGTCACGGCGCCGATGGATAAGCGCTTCATGGTCTACATCTTGGGCCGGGGCGTGCCGCCACCGAACAACAACACGCTGCGCTGGTGCACGCGCCAGATCAAGATCGACCCAATGGAGCAGGCGCTGCGCGACCGCCTGGACCAGCTCGACGGCCAGATCCTGATGATCACCGGCGTGCGCCAAGGCGAAAGCGCAATCCGAGACCGCCGCATTGAAATGAGCTGCAGCAAGGATGGCGCCGAGTGCGGTCAGGGCTGGTATCAGCAGGTGCTGCCGAACGCGAAAGGACTGCGCGGCCGCCTGTCCACGCTGGCGCCGCTGCTGCACTGGAGGGTCTGCCACGTGTGGGAATGGCTGCGCCACTGGGCGCCACAGGCCGAATTCGGCGACTGGAGCACGGGCACCATCGCCGATGCCTACGGTGGCGACGAGGCCGAAGAAGTCAACGCACGCACCGGCTGCATCGGCTGCCCGCTGGCGGCCGAAGACAAAGCGCTCGATACTATCCTGCTGAACCCGCAATGGGCCTACCTGGCTCCACTCAAGGGCATCAAGCCATTGTGGCGCGAACTTCGCGAACCACAGCACCGTCTGCGCAAGGCTGGGCGCGAGATTCTAAAGTCGGGCGCGGTGGCGGCAAATCCCCAGCGCATGGGGCCATTGACGTTCGAGGCGCGGCTGATGGGGCTGGAACGCATCCTGGCCATCCAGGCCACAGTCAACGCGATGGCGCGCGCCACTGGCCGTCCTGAGATCGATCTGATCAACGCCGAGGAGGAAGAGCGCATCCGCGAGCTGATCGCCCTGGAGACTTGGCCGCAGGGCTGGGACGGTGACGAGCCGATCGCCACAACGATCATGGATACGGTCTATGCCAACGGAGCAGTACAGCCGAGGCTTTTTTCTGAGGATGAACTATGACGAAATGCATCACCAGCGATAAATGGCGCGGCGAGCGCGACGAGCCGGTCAACCCGTCCACCGTGCGCTACAAGGCGCAGGAAGCGACCGCTCCCAGCTGCGAAGGCTGTCTGTTCGAGCGCTCCGTGGGTGTGTGCTCGAGCGCTGCGGCGCTGGCCGTGGCCAACGACCAGCCGGACTGCGAAGACCGCTCGCCGGGCGGCATGACCTACATCTACGTGCTGGACCACAGCGACCCGCGCCAGCTCGACCTGCTCCGCGCCACTACATTAAGCAAAATTGGAGAATAATGATGACAGCAACTGAAAACGATGTATTGGCAAAATTGGCTGATGCAATTGAGAAAATGCAGCGCCCTGCCCTGCCATTGTCTGTAGATCTTTGGGATACAAGCTGTCTCGCCGCCTACTTCAAGCGCTCAACCCATCGGGTGCGCAGCGATATCGTATGCCTTCCGACGTTTCCACGCCCTATCCGCTTGCCGGTCGAGGGCCGTTCGCAGGCGCTCTACAAGGCACGCGAGGTTATAGCTTGGGCAGAAAAACACACTTCATAGCTTCGCCGCGATATCGTCGGCGGTTGCGTTGTAGTATGTCTGCAACTGCCGAATGTCGCGGTGTCCGACCATGCGTGCCAGATCCAGCACGCCCAGCTTGCCGGCCAGGCGCGTGATGGCTTCGTGCCTGGTATCGTGGAAAGTAAGGCCTTCGACGCCAGAACGTTTACGGGCCTTTCGGAAAAGAGCATCGAGGGAGGCGGAGGAAATATCAAAACCGTCCGGCACCATCGCCCATATCTCCTGCGCGCGCGGCGATAGCGCCACATCCCGAGCAAAACCATTCTTCGTCATTTTCAGCCTGGCCACGCGGCCCGATACATCCGCCTTGCCCAGTCCACATATTTCTCCAGCACGCATAGCCGTTTCAATGGCGAACAGGAAGGCGAGCGCAATGCGATGCTGTTTCGTCGTCGGTACCATATCGGGGGCCTTTTGATCCCAACCCAGGGCCAGGCAGATGGCCGTGATTTCATCCTCGCTTATCAGCCTGTCCCTGGGCGGCTTGGCCTTCGGCCGTGCAACGTCGGTAGTGGGACTTTTCGATAGCCACTTCCATTCCTTGCGCGCTACCGAGAACACATGCGACAGCAGGTTCATTTCACGATTTACCGTTGCCCCGGATACGGTCCTGAGCCGCTCATCACGCCAGGCGGCAACGTGGGTCTCATCGACCTCAGAGATTTTCACGGCTCCAAGGGACATTGCACCCATGGCGGCCAGGCGGTTGACCTCAAAGCGTTTGCCGGCCTTATGCCTGGAAACCTCGCGTTCGTAACGATCAAACGCATCCTTGCACGTCTCTTCGACAACTTTGGCCTTGCCGTTGGCAAGCTGCACGCGCTGGTCTGCCTCCCAAGCGAGCGCCGCCGCCTTGGTTTCGAAGGTGCCGGACACCCGAACACCCTTGACCATGAGGCGATGTCGCCAAATTTTGCCATCCTTGACCGGAGCTGCCATTTTGGTAAATCCATTGGTAAATTTTGGCAAATGGTAGCAGCATTTCGGTGTTCTATGCCGTATTTTGCGTTTTCTACAGCCGAAAAAAACCCGCTTTCCCCTATGAAAATAGAGAAAAGCGGGCTTTGTATTACTATGCGTTTTTTGTTCTGAGTGCCCGGAGCCGGAATCGAACCGGCACGCCCTTACAGGCGGGAGATTTTAAGTCTCCAGTGTCTACCAGTTTCACCATCCGGGCAGCGCGGCAAGATTCTAGCACAAGTGACATGGATTGCACCATCTTGCCTGGCAATTGGCCCGTCCCCCTCACTCGCTCCCATGGCTGTTCGTGCGCGCCTGCTCCCGCGCCGCATCTGCGGACGCCAGTCCGTTGAAGAACAAATTGAGCAGCACGGCGACGATGGCGGCCAGCAGGATGCCGCTATGCAGCAATGGCGACAGGGCCTTGGGCATGTGCTGCGCATATTGTTCCGCCACCAGCGGCAGCATGCCGAAGCCGATAGCCAGGGCCACGATGAACAGGTTGTTGCGGTTGGTCTTGTAGTCCACGCCGGCCAGGATGCGGATGCCGGTGGCGGCGACCATGCCGAACATGACCAGCCCTGCCCCGCCCAGCACGAACGCGGGCACGGCTTCTGCCGTCTGCGCGATCTTCGGGATGAGGCCCATGACAAGCAGGATGAGGCCGGCCGCCACGCAGACCCAGCGGCTACGCACGCCCGTCACCCCGACCAGGCCCACATTCTGCGAAAACGAAGTGTACGGAAAAGTATTGAAGATGCCGCCAATCAGGGTACCCAGGCCGTCGACGCGCAAGCCGCGGCTGATATCGGCCTGCCCGATGCGCTTGCCCGTCATCTCGCCCAACGCAAGGAACATGCCCAGGGACTCGATCATGACGACGATCATCACGAGGCTCATGGTGATGATGGCCATCAGGTCGAAGGTCGGCATGCCGAACTGGAACGGCGTGACGATGGCAAAGGCCTTGGCGCTGGCCACCTTGGCGAAATCGGCCTTGCCCAGCGCAAATGACAGGGCCGTACCGGCGATGATGCCGATCAAGACGGCGATATTCGACAGGAAACCCCTGCCATACTTGGCTACAAGCAAAATAACAGCCAGCACGAAAAAGGCGATGCCCATGTTGTCCAGCGCGCCATAGCCGGGATTGGCAATCAGGGGCGCGGGGCCGGCCGGCGCGGGCAAGCCAGCCGCCATGGCCGCAGCGGCCATCTTGACGAAAGCAGGGTCGGCAATCTGGGCCATGGCGGGCGGCCCGCCCATGGCCCAGTTGACGCCCACGCGCATCAGCGACACGCCGATCACGGCAATGATACTGCCAGTCACTACCGGCGGGAACAGCGCCAGCAGGCGGCTGATGAACGGCGCGATCAGCATCGACACGACGCCGGCGCCGATCACGGCGCCAAAGATGCCCGTGATGCCCAGCGCGGGATTGTTGGCCATGGCCAGCATGGGACTGACGGCGGCGAAGGTGACGCCCATCATGACGGGCAGGCGGATGCCGAAGTGCTTGCCGATGCCGAGGGACTGGATCAGGGTGACGAGACCGCAGCAGAACAGGTCGGCGCTGATCAGCGCCGCCACCTGCTCCGGCGGCAGCTTGAGGGCGCGTCCGACGATCAGGGGCACGGCGATGGCGCCCGCATACATGACGAGCACATGTTGCAGGCCCAGGGTGAACAGTTTTCCTGCAGGCAAAACTTCATCGACGGGCGCTGGCGCCGCAGGCGTCGCGCCCGGCACGCTGCGGTGGATGGATTTCAGGCGGGGAGTGGCCATTTACGCTCCATTTCCTGGGTTGCCGCAGACCGGATGGACGCGGATGCACGGGGAAAGCAAGAGAGAAACGGGATAACAGGAATACAACGACGACTGACGATGCATGCGAAGCTCCTTGAATGGGGAAAAGCCCACGGCTGGTCATGCATGCATCGTGCCAGGTCAATTGTATACAATTCATGGCAACAAACCAGCAGCACGATGCGTCGTGGCGCCCGCTTCGCACCGATTCAAGGCACGCCGCCCCGCGCCTGCACCAAAAGAAGACGCCGGCGCGTCAGCTTCGCGTCCTGACCTTCTTGACAGCGGCGGCTGCATCCGCCGCCAGTTCGCCGATATCCTTGTCGCGGCGCCGGTCGAACCAGCGCACGCTGGCCGTCACCAGCCACCATGCCGGCAAACCGGCGAGCGCCATCAGCGGCGCGGCAATGAACAGGAAGCCCATGGCCGGATCACAGCCATACAGCGACGCCACCGTTTGCGCGCTGTCAAACAAGCCGGGCCACCACGACAGCAGCGCCGACACCAGGACGGGACCGGCAAATGTGGCGATGATGATGCTGGAGCAAATGCGGATGAGCGCCTCCTTGCAGCTGCGTGGCCACATGACCATGAAGCTGAGCCAGGTGGCAAAACAGGCGGCCAGCAAGGGCACGCCCAGCAGCTTGATCCAGGCGGCGCCGGCGGCGGTGATGTCGATATGCATGATGTGCTTTCAGTTGCGAGAAAAATGGCTGCGCCGGGCAGCGTGCTTGCTGTCATTGCTTTACAAGGCGGCTTGCCGTCCCTTTGCTCCCCTGTGCCGGCCCGAACAGCGCCGCCACCAGCGGATCGCGGCATGCCGCGCCGCGTGGCCAGCTGACCGTGCGGCGCACCTGCGGCGGCAGTTCGGCCCAGCCGTCGACCGCGTCGTCCTGCTCGCCCAGCGCGTACAGGGCGGGCCGCTGGCGCCCCGGCTCCGTGCAATGGCGCTGCGCCAGGTGGATCTGTCCCAGGCCGCACATGTGGCGCAAATAGCGGCTCATGGTGCCTGCATCGAGTCCCAGCAAGGCGGACAATTGCGCCGCGCTGGCCTGGCCCTGCTCGCCGATGTACTGCGCGATGCGGGCGATGTGCAGCTGCGCCTTCTTGCTGCGTCCCTGTAACTGGCGCGGCGTGCGCGGCGCCGCCCTGCTTGCACTTTCCTGACTGCCGTTCAACATCCGCCTGACCTCCCGTATGGTTGCCGGCCGACAGACGCTGTAGTGCGTTTGCGACAGGCAATGAATGGACTTTATCAATCGCTAATGTTAAAGTCAAGCATTTGGTAATTTATCAAACGGTAAATTTCGGGTTTAATGTGGAGATGAATATGTATCAATACAGACGCGACCGCCTGCTGGGCCTGATACGCGAGCGCTATGACAACACGCGCAAGAAAATCTCCGACGCCAGCGGCTGGAGCGAGGCGCGCATTTCGCAAATACTCTCGCCCACCTACCGCGAGGGCCGCGCCTTCAGCGAAAAGATCGCGCGCAAGCTGGAAGCGGACCTGCAGCTGGCCAGCATGTACTTCGACCAGGGCGCGGCGCCCGACCAGGCGGCCATGGCCGCGCGCGCGCTGGCCGGCGTGCAGCCCGTCGTCGTGGAAGATGGCGAAGATGAGCGCTTCTACCCGATCCGCAAGGTGAAATTGCGCCTGTCGGCCGGCATCACGGGCTTTGCCATCGAACCGGAAACGCACGACGGCAGCACCATCAGCGTGCCGCGCAGCTGGGTCGAGCGCAATGGCTACCACCCGGAAAAACTGGTGGCGATCAAGGTCAAGGGCGAGAGCATGGAGCCGGCCCTGTACGAGGACGACGTGGTGATCATCAATACGGCCGACAACCGGCCGGCCGACGGCATCGTGTTTGCCATCAATTACGAAGGCGAACCGGTGGTCAAGCGCATGGCGCGCGATATCGGCGAGTGGTGGCTGACCTCGGACAACCCGGACCAGCGCAAATACCACCGCAAGCTATGCCGCGGCAATGAATGCCTGATCGTGGGCAGGGTCGTGCGCAAGGAAAGCGACCGGATCTGA